GCCATTCGCTAATTTAATATTCGGTACGTCAGTAGAACTGTCTATACCTGATCCTATGTGGAATCTTCTAACAATCGGTGTTGGAGGGTATATTGCTGGTAGATCAGGAGAAAAGATAGCTCAAAGCTGGAAAAAGTAGCCTTTTAAAGCTCATACAGGGGGTACTTAAACATCTCCCTGTATGATTGCCTTCAATATATAACTTCTTTTTGTATAGATAAAAAATCAGGGGTAGGTGCGGAGGACATATGAACCTACCCCTGTTTGAGAGTAGGAAAGAAAACAAAAGAAACTACTCTCATTATTTGTACTCAACTTATTTGTAGACGAAAGGTTAATCTACAATAGACCATGAAGTATTGAGTACAAAACTTTAAAATGGTATTGGATCGTCTGGTAAATCATTAGATTCTTCTTTACTAGAAGAGTTATCATTTTTTCTACCTACAATCTTTAAGTCACCATTATACATTGGCACTACAACTTCTGTAGTATATCTGTTCTCTCCATTGTACTCGTATTTACGAGTTTCTAACTGACCTTCTACATAGATTTGCATACCTTTTCTATAATGCTTTTCTACTGTTTCAGCTATTCTAGGATCAAAGACAACTACATTATGCCATTGTGTTTTTTCTGTTAGTTCGCCTTTAGCATTGTTATACTTTTCATGTGTTGCCACAGATAACTTAGCGAACTTTTTTTCTTTACTAGATATTTTAATCTCAGGTTGATTACCTAGATTACCTACTAGTATTACTTTATTTATCATTTTGTTTTTGCTCCTCTCTAAGAACAAATGAAGTTTTAACATCAGCTAAATAATTAACTATTAAAGTTCTAACTAATTTAGATGAGTTAATATTGTTTTTACGAACGTACTTTGTAAATTCTTCTTTCAAAGAATTTGGTACAGACGCACTAATATAAGCTGGTTTTTCACCTTTTACTTGATTAAGACCAGTATTAGCTAATTGATTATGTATTATTAATGAGTTCATTAATATGCTCCTTCCATTCTACGTTCTAGTTCTTGTTGAGCTAGATCAGAAGTCATATCACCGACTGCTAGATCTACCTCTTCGTCTAACCATTCTCTACCTAACGTTAATAAAATTAGATAACGTTTCCAAGTAGTTATCCCATAAAATACATTATGGCATATTTCATAATGGTCAAAACCTTCATAATAATCTTCTAGAGATTCTGCTACAATATCAGATCCCCAAGATTCTAGTTTTTGTTTAATCAAGATATAATTTCCTTCCTAATATATTAAAGAATCTACTTTCGTTAAGTCTATAATATCCCCATGTTGGATATTGAACAGTAAAGTTAGATTTCTTTAACGTGTTAAATATTCCGTCAGTCAAGTCTGATGCATTGATTCTAAGATTTTGATCTCTATAGATAGCTTCATACATGTTGTTATCAGATGTCATAACTACATTAATTAATTCATCACCTTTAAATGTATGCATTACTTACCTATCTTTAGTTCTTTTACTTTAGATTCATTTGCTGTTGAAAACTTAGATTTCATTTGTTCAACATATTTATTATTGTCAAACAAACCTAAGAACACATCAGCTGCCATACCTAGATGCGACATAGCTTTAGTCATAGCATCTGTCATAGCTTTCTTAGGTGCTTCATCATCTAGTGTACCTTTGGTGTTATATAAAGGATTGACTGCTGATACTGGACCATACCAATTAAATTGATTATCAGTATCTTCACGCCAACCTATTTTAAGTTCTGCAAATACACACTTCTCTGTATATGTATAGTTTACTATGTAAGTCCAACCTTCACCTACTGGACCAAAATGATCTGTCATTTTCATAACCTGATACATTGGATCAGTAGTTGTTAGTTCTCTACCAAACTTGTTGAAAGCTTTGGTAAACTTGGGATCAGTATTTTTGAAACTATCCCATACTCTTTTGTTATCACTCATTTAAACATCTCCTGTTGTTTTGTTAGTTTGTCTTTATGAATCCAAGCTATAACATTTCTGTTATTGCCATTCTTTCTTCGTTCACCTGAATCTTCTAGAATATCTAATTGATTTAACTCAGTTATTCTAGCTCTTACACTGATAAGATTTTGATTCAATTGATCGGCTACTTCATCAGCTGTATATGTATTATATTCACCGAACTTAAATACATCTTCAATAGCAAATCTAAGTCTTGGATATTGCATATTGATTTTGTCAGCTGCTTCTTTGCTAGTTGATCGAGCCTTGTAACCAGCTCGGTATGGATATGATGACTTCTTCTGATAATCCATTTATTTTCTCCTTCTGTTGAGTAAATGCTTCAAAGTCTACATAATCTGGTGGCTGAATATCAGATTGGACATAAGCCCACAAATGTGTTTCAGCATATAATAGTTTATGAATAAACTCTATGTCAGCATCTATTTCATAGATTTTGTGTTGTAAGTTACCTATCAACACAGATAGATATGTTTTCCTTAATCCTGTTACTAACATATAATGTTGTAACTGTGGATAGTATCTATCAATCACATCTTTTGCACTAAACGGACTTACATGTTTAGCTTCAAATACAGCTTGTTTCTCATGTATTATTCCGTCTACTGTTGCGTGTAAAAATTCTACATCTTCATTTTTATACACTTTGTTATTGTTTGTTACTTCTAAACCAGTACGTTTCTCAAACCAATCAATATTAAATGGTTCAGTATGTAATCCCATTTGTACTGGTAATACATTTGAGAGATCTTCACGTTCTGCTCTATTAGTTTTTAATAACCAGATGTCTTTCCATTCACCTTTAACTATTTTGATAGCATCTGTGCCACCAAAAGTTACTTGGATCTTATCTGCTGGAACTTCTCTCTGGTTTTTTCTTTTCGTATTTGCCATTCATGACCTTCCTTTCTGGATTTATTATATAGCATTTCTGCTACATGATAAACTTTTCTGTTATCTAATACTCTTTGAGAAGTATAGAAGTTTCGAAAAAGAGTATATTGTTCATAAGTAAAATACTTCTTAGCAGCTCTTAGAATCATTTCTCTTTTCATTTGTTTAGCAGCCATAGGGCTGATAGATTTAGTTTCTTGTTTAACTACTTCACGTTTATGTCTACCTAGTATATCAGTTAAGTTTTTCATATTTTTCAACCTTAGCCTCTAACTCATTAATTCTATTTTCTACATCTCTTAGATGTTGTAAATTACATTGAGTTATATCTTCTGATAAAGTTATTAAAGAAGTAGTACAAATCTCTATTGCTTTACCTTTAGCATGGTATAGCTCATCTGATTCTGCTTTAGTTAAACTAAGATATAGTTTCTCTTGGTAGTATACTAACCTCATGATCTTTCCTTTCTGTTAATGTTATTTGACAGCCTAAAGTATCTGCCCAGCAACAAAAAAGATAACCACTCGGTTTGCGTATGCCTACTTCCCATTTGGAAACAAGACCTCTAGCAACACCCAATAGTTCATCTACTGTCGCTTGGGTATACCCCAGCTTCTCTCTAGCTTTGACAAACTGGGGTATAACTTCCTTATAGAATTTCTTGCCTAATGCATACTCCATAAAGAATTGATACAATAAATTATGCAGCAAGTAAAGTGTTCCAATCTTGTGACTGCAACATACTAGCTACCTTATCAGATCGTGTTCTGAACTTATTCATGGGTTGACCTTTACCCTCTGGGTGTGTAGCCCAGTGTGTAGCAGTTTGATATACTGCATACATATTAAGACCATATCTACGTTTATATGAATCCCAATGAGTTGATAGTTCTGACATAGCATAACTTGAAACTCTAGGATGTAGAGGATCATCAATAGCCGCTAATGTATTCTCAAACAAATGTTTGACATTATCTTGAGGTATAGTTTTCTTAGCCATTACCTCAAACCATTCTGGATATTGATTAAAAGCATCTAATGCTCTTGATATATCAGAAGCACCGAGAGATGTTTTGGTATTCCAATTCTTTTTGGACATACCTTTGATCTTCCAATCGGCTCTCATACAACCATTAAGACAATATACAATCATAGGACCAAATATAAATTGTTCAGCCCAACGTAAATTGTAGGCAGTCCAAGCCCATAGTCTGAGCTTCATTGTATCTTTTCCAAAGGTAGTAGTCGTACCATGAAAGGTAATTAAACGACTAAATTTACCACCATTGTCAAGCATATCGTCTTGTACTTCTACATTGTCTAAGTCTAATGTATTTGATTCCATTAAACCTGTATTTAACATATTGACAAAATCAGGATAAGTCCTGAGATTATCAGCACTTGCATTGCTCATAGTGGCTATATATTTATCGCCATTAAACAATGCTTTCTTATCTGGTATTTGTTCATACCAAGTATTGTTATCATCATCACCATTTAAGTAACATAATGTTCTAGTATTGGGGATAATGTTACAATTATCTGCTATGTGCAGTTTACTTTCTGTAGGTATCATGTATATTCCTTTCTAATCACATTATAGACCTTCTGTTCTGGTGGGGGAGAATATCCCCCATCAGTTAAATAATTATAAAACTTATCTAGATTCCCATGATTCTAACTTCTCAGAGATGATATCTATAGTTTGTCTATCAGTATCTCTAATGGCAGTTAGTTGTTTAATAATACCTTTAAGTATTAGAGTTTCGGTTTTATTAAAATCATGAGCTGGATTGTTAGCTTGTTTGACATATGCAAGTGCATTAACAATCATGGTCTTACGCTCATGTATTAGCATTCCTTGTTCCTCTAGATCTTCTCTAATTTGCTGATCTAGTTCTTTTACTTTCGCCATGTATATACTCCTTTGGTTTTAATTGCATATCTAATAAAGCAATACGCTCTTCATGTGTTAGTAAGTTATTTTCTCTTAAAGATGCTATTAGTTTGATATTAGTCATATACAACTGATGAACTCTTTCATGTAAATCTTTAATCATATCTAATAAATGTAAGAGATTATCTTTAGACTGTTGCATTTTCTGGTTCTCCTTCCCATTCGGCTTCTCCACGATATCGGTTACCTGTCGGTTTATTGACATTTCCAATAATATCACCAGTTCTAGCATCATAAACAAAGCCTTCAGGGCTGATATGAAATACCTTTTTAGGTGTGTGGTCGAATGGATTATTGTTAAGTTCCCTTTCGACTTTGTTATGTTTGTACAAATTGGTCATAGTCTTTGAAAAGTCAGGACTTAGTAATACTTTGTAATACCAAGTAACTCTACCTTTACCATACTTGTACGCTTCGGTTGTTGCTAAGCCTTTTGCTACAGCAGCTGTCGTTCTACTTATAAATGAGATCATTTTGCACTCCTTTCGTGTATAGATCTTCTACTAATGTGTAATCTTCTGGAGATATTTCTTCCATAAATCCACCTTCACATGTTAAACATGGATTTTCATCCACATAACATTCGCCATTGCATTCAGGACAGATTGTCTTTGACATCACACATAGCCTCTTGTTTAATTAAATCCCAATCACCTTCTGTTAAGATTCTGGAATCACCATTTAAAAAAGTAAGTTTATAATAGTATATATTCTTACCATTGTAAATAACGCTGTATTTATTTATTGACTTAAATGTAATCATTATATTTTCCTTTCATAAAAATCTTTAAACGGTTTATTAATTAGTTTACTGATATATGGTTTCCTATTCTTTATCCTCTCTTTCCTTCCTCTTTCGATGATAATTTCCATATATAATTCCTCACCTACTTTATTAATTTCCTTCTTATATTCTTCTATTGTTGAAGGATAATATCCACGAGGTCTGATACCATAGAGATCTTTAAATAAATCACTATAAGTACTAGCTAAATCGCATAATACCTCATGTTCTTGTTTCGTTATTACAGTATGTATCATTTCACTTTTCCTTTCTGTTAAATCTCATTCGGTTCTTTCATGGCGAACGAAGTGAGCCAGTTTTTTTGGGTGACACCCCTTCCATATTTAATTCAAGGTATATCAGGGCTGATTAAACCCTGATATGGGAATTTGTTATAACTGTGATTAACTAGGCAATCACAGGGTCAATCTTGTGACCATTTTGTTCAAGCCACTTAAGAGCATATTGACGTTGAGCAGCTGATTTCTCAGGTGCTTTAGCTTTTGAGGAGTAAGGTACATAAGCTTTGTCAAGTGTTTTGGAGTAAAAATCAACCAGTGCTGATCTTTTAATAGTCAACACTTCCAAAGAGTGGTTGTACTTAGTTTCTAAGTCGTCCAATCTTTGGAGTTGATTACCCAAAACCTCAAGGCTTTGCATTAACGCTTTTTCAGTGTTAATGCGAGAGCCATTTTGCTCAGATAGTTTATCTTTGCGTCTAGTGACTTCGTCAAGTTTGCTTTGCAAACTATTAATACGATAGTCAGTACGCGCAATAGATGAACCTAAATCAACTTCAATGTTGAAGAGATCGTCATGTTCGATCTCTGGTTTGTACTCCACAGCTAATGCAGTCATTACTGCATCTCTCTTGCTGGCTTGGATGTTGGTGTGTTTGTCGTTAGTTTTCATAGTGTTTGTTTCCTTTCGTGAGTAGCTATTTTTTACGCTCTCACCCTTGAGCGAAGGGATATCAGGAAATCGCCCTTAGGTGATTTTCCCCAAGCGTGGTGGAGCGTAAACAAATTGATGCTCATGAAACAGGTGGAAACAGACACATGACAAACTAGACTAACATGGCAACACCAAGTAGCTAGAGAATGCTAATGACAAGTTAGACCTGTGGAGAGTACAAATTAGAGAGAGATTCTCTCAGACATCTACAGCGAGGCAAATAGATAGGTGCGTAGCTCTAGGGTACAGATGGGATCATCAAGCCCTTGCCGAGCCAGATGGATGAGAGTCTATGTTACCCCCCTTGTAGGGGGGAGAGGGGGGAGAGGAAGCAGCGTTGATAGCGATAGAAAGAGCTGGCTTGTCCAGCTTCAAGCTTAGCTTGTCTTTCTAGCGAGAGCAAAAGCGACAAAGTGTGAATGTAATAAATTATGACCATAATTGTCTTGACAAGGGAAAACTAGGTCTATATCTAACAAGAGGTGGTTGACGAGTTATCCAACAACAAGTATGGTCTGACAGCAAAACAAAAGTCGCTGGTAGATACTATCGTAGCTGAGGGTTGCAGCATCAGAGAAGCAGCAACAAAGGCTGGATATTCAACAAAAGACGGAGGCAGAGTAGCTGCAAGTCGTACACTACGAATCCCCAAGGTACAGCAGTACATGATGGATCAAGTGGCACGAACAATAGGTCTGGGAGCGGTGACTGCATCACACAAGTTAGTCCATTTGAGCAACAATGCTAGGTCCGAGTACGTGCAACTGGAAGCCAGTAAGGACATCCTTGACAGGGTAGGGTTACGCACCCCAGATAGAGTATCACACCATGTGGATGGTGAGATAAAAGTGAATATAGATCTCTCGTAACCAACAGGGGGTGGGGGGTTAAAAAACTGTATGGGTACGGAGAGAGATGTGTCTAACAAACAACAGAGTTCAAAAAGGCTCTACAACCAAACACAAGTATTTAACTGGACGAGAGAAGAACAAAGGGAATATAAGGTGTGTTACGTCTGCCAGAAGTGGGGTACAATCGCCTTAAAAGGAGATCATGGGAACTATTATTTTGTATGTACAAGCCATTGGAAGGAAGATCCTTCTTATATGGCTAAGTAATAAATTATTATTTAAGAAAAAAAGGCTCAAAGAACCTGATGAACACGAAGTATTCTTAGGATCAGATTCTTATTGAGGTTTGATTAGGGAATGTGCCTCGTTCTTTATAGTAACGATAAGCCCAATACCAGTTCTTTTTGTATTCAGTTTGAAGAAAATCCTTAATATCTTTATCAGGATCGTCAAACCAGTGTTTAATTGCTTTGATTAGTTTATTCATACACTCTAATTAATCTATTTCTTATAGAAAACTAGTGCTAAAACCACACAACAGGTATGATGTCAAGCCACATTTAGTGTGAATTGAATATATTTTTTTTAAAGATAAGGTTTTTATTGACGTAAACAAAGAGCTATTATAAGCTAAGCCTGTCTGGTTAAGACAAAACGTCAAGTGTTGCAACACTATAAAAGAATGGAGAATGAATATGCCTAACGTAAATGGAAAAAAGTTTCCTTACACAGCCAAAGGTATGGCTGCTGCAAAGAAATCTGCAAAGAAGTCTGGTAAAAAGATGACTATGGCTAAGAAATATGGCAAAAAGTAAAGTCAATCAAGCTGGGAACTATACAAAACCCAGTTTGAGAAAAAGATTATTTAGTCAAATTAAAAGTAGTTCCACACAAGGAACAGCTGCTGGTCAATGGTCAGCAAGAAAAGCACAATTATTAGCCAAGAAGTATAAAGCTGCTGGTGGTGGTTATAAGTAATGCCTTTAGCCAAGTCACAAAAGAGTTTAAAAGCTTGGACAAGTCAGAAATGGCGAACCAAGTCTGGTAAAAGATCTAGTGATACAGGCGAAAGATATCTACCTAGTGCTGCAATTAAAGCATTAACACCAGCAGAATATGCAGCGACTACAAAAGCAAAAAGAAAAGCTAAAGCACAAGGTAAACAAGTGTCAAAACAACCTAAAAAAATTGCAAATAAGGTTAGATCTTATAGATAATGGTAGCAAAAAAGTATCAGAATCCTAAAGGTGGATTAAATGCAGCTGGTAGAAAGCATTTTAAAAGAACTGAAGGAGCAAATCTTAAACCACCAGCACCTAATCCTAAAACCAAAAAGGATGCTGGAAGAAAGAAAAGCTTTTGTGCTAGAATGAGTGGTGTCAAAGGACCAATGAAAGATTCTAAAGGTAGACCTACTCGTAAAGCATTAGCCTTACGAAAATGGAAATGCTAATTGAGTAGTAAAGCAAAGATTAAAGGAACAAGAGTAGAACGAGAGATAGTTAAACTCTTTGAAGCACAAGGTTTCTCAGCTCGTAGACAGCCTATGTCTGGAGCATTAATGGATTTTCCTCATGATGTTTATGTTAATGATTTATTTGAAGGCACAACCATTGAAGTTAAAGCTAGAAAGAATGGTGCTGGATTCAAACAGCTTGATGATTGGAAAGGATCAGCTGATATTTTAGTCTTGAAAAAAGACTTTGAAAATCCTAGTGTGTATTTAGATTGGAAATTATTTAAGGAGTTTTTAGATGTCTACAGACAACACCAACATAGATTCGGAAGTGAATCTGGAAACAAGGAAACAGTTTCCACTAAGCTTTCAAGAGAGGCAACGATTAAGAAAGATCGTAAAAAAAGTTCACCTAAGATACCTTCCAGAAAGTTTTCTAACGGACAAGGAAGCGGACAAAATGATCGAATCCCTTGGACCAACAGTAAGAGAAAAATTGCTAGTAGAGTATATAGAAAAAGTGAAGTAGATGGTACAGTTCAACTACAAACCAGATGGCAGTACCTTAAAGAACTTTCTAAAAACAGATAACTTTTTTCGTGGTATACGAGGACCAGTAGGTTCTGGTAAGTCTGTTGCTTGTTGTGTTGAAGTTTTTAAAAGAGCTATTCAACAAGAAAAAGGCAAAGACGGAAAAAGAAAATCTCGCTGGGCAGTCATTAGAAATACAAATCCTCAGTTAAAAACAACAACTATTAAAACTTGGTTAGACTGGTTTCCTGAACAAACGTTTGGAAACTTTGCATGGTCAGTTCCTTATACACACAGAATACAAGTAGCTGATATAGATTTAGAAGTTATTTTTTTAGCATTAGATAGA